ATCATTCAGGCTGGCGCTGTCTGGTCTAGTCGAGTATCGCCATTCGGCATTGTCGGCAGCGCCGATCTCGGAGGTCTTTTGCGCATGAGTCGCGCCCTGCACCCAGAGGCTGCACTGATCCTTGAGCCGTACCGCAAGCGCAACGGCTTGGCGCGATGACCGACCTGACTATCCTTGATGCCATTGCTACACGCCTAGCGGCGGTCACTCCGCCCACTGGGTACTCGCTGCGCAAGGTCTACGCCACCCCACCTGAGGGCTTGCCGGTCACACCTGCTGCGGTGCTATTCCCAGGTGGCGACCAGATCAGCGTTGGCAATGGCAACCGCACGACGGTGCTGACGGTCAACTGCGTGGTTTATCTCTTGCCCATCCCACGGATGGACGAGAAGTACCGCGACCTGTACACCTGGCGCGCTTGGCTGCGAACAGCCTTTGACGGAGCTGTGACGATTAGTGGAAATGCCGTTCAGGTCGCAGTCACTGGTACTACACTCGGCACAGATACATACGCCGATCAGGATTACCTGACGGTTCAGGCAAGTGCGGAAGTCACCGTGTACGACACGGTTGCGTTCACCGCGTAAAGCAAGGAGATCGAGAGATGCCAACATTCGGCGCAAAGGCTCTGACGCGAATCGCTACTGCGTCGCAATCTGGTTTCGGCACGGCCGCAGCCATGGGCACCACAACTGGCGAGATTCTCTTCAATGAGACCGTTGGCGCTCTTGACTTGGGCGTGACGGTTGATCTCGGCGAGACGGTATCCGTCGGTCGGCGCACCGCCATTCAGGCGAGCCAGCCAACGATCACCGGACGAGCACCAGTCCTCACTATTGCTGAGGGTCCTGCATCGCTCCGCACCCTGCCACTCGTCCTTGACGCAATCGGCGCGAGCACCTCAGGCACGGCTACGCCGTACAGCTGGACTTGGTCGCCAACACAGACCGATGTCGACACGCTCGTGTTCTACTCGTTCCTTGTCACCGACGGCGTGCAGAAGTATCTCGTTCGAGACGCAGCACCAACCGAGATCACCTTCTCGGCAGATGCGAATGGCTTGCTCCAGATGGGCGCAACCTTCGCGGCGACCACGGTCAGCTCATCGGTGCTTGCATTCCCTAACGCGATCCCTGCAAACCCATTCCTGCCTGGGCGCTTGATGAAGTTGAGCACCGACACCAACTTCCCAGACAAGGCAGGCTCAGGCGCGACCGACTACTCAACGATCTACAACTTCAACCTGACGGTGAACACCGGCGTAGGGATGATTACGGCACTCGATGGCAGCCTCACGGCTGCGACGGCCGCGCTAACTGGCGTCCTTGATGCAACGCTCACATTCACGGTGGCAAGCAACTCGTCAGCCACGACGAGCTTCCCAATCACCGACATCGCCACGCAGAAGTATCTGCGCCTGTTCGGTACGACTGCCGATAACTACGGCGTGTGGATTCTCGGCTCGTGGGAGATCGAGAACATCGTTCCGCTCTCAGCGGATAACGAAGGCGTGGTGGTCAATGAGGTCACCTGCCGACTGGCGTTCGACACGACCTCAGGCAAGTCGCTTGAGATCATCGTTGATTCGCCGCTGGCAACAGCGCCATAAAGAGCAGCGCCTAGGGCGCTAGTAGGAGGGTCAATATGGACACAGTGAAGATTGAGCTAGACGGCGTGTATGCCGGTTGGACGATTGAACTGCGACGCAATGTAAGCGCTCGCATCTTGATCGAACTACAGGGCGATACCGCCGTCCAGTTCGCAGCCTTCGCTAAGTTGGTTGTGAGCCACAATTTCAAGGACATTGACGGCAATGCCGCCGATGACATCCTTGATGCTCCAGTTGCTGCCATCACGGCTGCAATGGAGAAGTGGGCAACCGCGATCTCAGCACTCCCAAACGCGTAAGGCTGGAAGCCAGGCGGCTGGCCATTGGTCAGTCCGTCGCGGTGACCAGCCCAGAGATCATCGCGCACACACTGGGCACCGCCTACGGTGTGCCACCTTGGGAGATACTTAAGACCGCAACTGCTGAAGATCTCATGACCTATTGGGGTTTGTATTGCGAGATTCAACCAAGGAGCAAGTAAGTGGCTAAGGCTGCCGTAGAGATCGAACTCCAGGGCAATGTCCGCGCTGAGGCTGAAGCGCTCCAGAAGGCATTCCTCAACTCTCTCGGCTGGAAGGGCGTTCGCAAGCTAGAGCAGTTCGCCACGGTCAACGCAGCTCGCGCCCTTGCCAAGCCGGTACGCGAGAAGGCTCCGACAGATCTCGGCGGATTGGCGAAGAGCGTGCGCGGCCGTCGCTCGCGCATCACTCGCCCAGGCGCAATCGTCGGACCTGTGGCTGGGAAGAAGTACGCCTGGTACGCGTGGTTCGTAGTCAAGGGCACCAAGCCACACACGATCCCTAGGGTCACTGTCAGCAACATGTTCTCGGACCGCAAGTTCATTGAGCATCCAGGAACTCGTGGCAGCAACTTTGTTATTGAGGCAGTAGAGGCTAATATCCAACTAGCCAAGGATGCGATGTCTAAGACCATCGTGCTCTTGCTCAACGACGAGGCGATGCGCGCCAAGGTACTCGGTCTAGAGATTGAGTATGCCAACGGCACGGCAACCAAGTTCCAACAGGAGCAGTCGCTCCGCCAGTGGAACAAGCCGGACTTTGTCGGCCCACTCACCCCTCTCCAGGCTGAAGGCAAGCGACGCGTAGAAGCCAGCGAGAAGATCAAGCGCATTGCTCGATCAGCGCGCAATGAGCGCCTCAGGTCAGATGCTGCGGTGTTTGGCATCCGACCGAATATGTCTAACCTGCGAGCAGGGTAGGAGTAAGTAATGCCTAATGTGACAGTCAATGCAACGATTAGCGCTCGTGATGCCGCGTCTAAAAACATCAAGACCGTCAACAAGGCGCTCGGTACGCTTGGCAATACGGCGAGCCAGATTGGCTCAGACTTCAAGAAGGTTGCACTTGGCATTGCTGGTGTAGCAGCAGGCGTTGGCGCGTTCACCGTCTCGGCAATCAAGGGCGCAGCAGCGGACGAAGCTGCAACTGCAAAGCTCACCGCAGCCCTAAAGGCGCGTAAGCTCGCCACCGATAGCGTGCTCGCTGCGGTAGATCAACAAATCATTGCTGGTCAGAAACTCGCCTTCACCGACGATGAGGTGCGCGCATCGATTGAGGCAAGCACGCGATTCACCAAGAACTATTCGCAGGCGACAAAGATCCAGAATGTCGCAATGGAGTTGGCGCGCGCCACCGGTATGGACCTTGCTACAGCAACAATTCAAGTTGGTAAAGCATTCCAGGGCAACGGCAGCAAGCTACTCAAGACACTCGGTATCAATGCCAAGACGATCAGCGGTCAGAAGGCGCTCAACGCAATCCTTGCCAAGACCAAGGGCAGCGCGGCCGCATATGCCAACACGCTAGAAGGATCGTTCAGTGTCGTATCAATCCAGGCAGCAGAACTCAAAGAGCAGTTTGGTGCAGCCTTCCTGCCAGCAGTCACGAGACTCTTCAAGGGTCTGGCTCCATACATGGACAAGTTTGCCAATACGATCAAGGCGTACACGCCACAGATTCAGAAGTTTGCTGATCTGCTAGTGACCAAGATCTTGGAGAAGCTGCCGAAACTGTTTGAGGATTTCAAGCGGCTAGTGCCTCAAGGACTCAAGTCGCTTGAAGGCTTCATCGATAAGATCGGCGGCATCGGCAAGGGCGCTGACGATCTGCTCGGACCAGGCGGTTCGATCACCCTGCTGGTCACCGGTATCGGCGCAGCCTTTGGCGGACTCAAGGGTGCCATCACGGCTAACCTTCTCAAGGGTGGCGTTGATCCATTCACCGCACTCATCGTTGCCAACATTGCGTCAACAATCCCTACGGCATTGGCGAGTGCGATCACAGGTCAACTTGTTGCCGCTGCTGTCACTAAGTTTGGAGCGATGATGGCGGCATCTACGGCAGCGAGTTCGGCAACAGCAGCAGCAACCGCCGCAGCAGGTGGCGCTGGTGCAGTTGTTGCTGGCGTTAGCATCGCGGCTGTTGTAGGAACTGCACTCGCGGCTGCGATTCCGATTGTTATTGGCGCGTTCGCCATCGACCAATCAATCAAGCAAATGGACATGGCAAACGCACTTATCGCCGCCGCGCAGAAACTAGATCTAAAGAATCGAACCACGCCGCTAATCACTGCACCAACTGGAACAGATGGCCAGTCAACTCTTGTACGAGAACTGTTCTTCTCTGGAGCCAATGGCTCAACGGCAACCACCACCAACAACATCTTCATTGGTACTGGAAAGGTTGACACGGTCGTGACCGACTCGATCAATCGAACAGGCACATTCAAGCGCGGTCGCTAAGTGGCAGCACCGTTCACGCTGATCGTCGCAGGGGTCACAGGCGCAGGAGCCGGTGGAGACCTGCTGACGCTTCCAGCTCCAGCATCTACGACCACGCCGTATGTCGATCTTGGCAGCCTGAGCATGACTATGTCTGGCGACGGTGACGGTGGATCAATGACCTTTGATGTGATTGAGACCAAGACTCCGAGCGGCACTACGCCTTGGTGGCGATCAGGCGGAGTCCATGACAATGCGCGCGTGCAGTTCTTTGACAGTCGATACAGCGCAAGCACGCCACTCTTTCTTGGATTCATCACCGGCATTGACGCGGTGATGTTGGAGAACGGCGTAGGCACGCGCGCGACTGTTAGCGTTTCGGACGCTGACGGCTGGCTTCAGAAGACCATCATTCGCAACGGCACCACTGGCATTCGCGCAACATCCTTTGTGGACTCGTTCACACTCGGCTCTTCGTCATCGACCGACCGCGACATCATCAATGGGCTGCTGGCTCGCGTTCACGCGCAGGTCAACGATTCGACCACGCGTCAGATCCTAGATACGAGCGTGATCAGCGGCTCTACGCGAGCCATCTACGCAGGCTCCGCCCAGACCGTAGGCAAGCAGACCTTCAAGGCGACCACACTTCAGAGCGCGCTTGATCAGGTAGCCGAACTCTCAGGCGGCATCGCAGATGTGCAGTACCGCTACTGGATTGATGGCGATGGCCGGCTGAACTACGGACCAAAGACCGCAGCTCCGACTCACGCCAACGCCCCAGCGGAAATCGTCACCGATCCGTCAAGCATCCAGACTGGTAGCGGATCAGCGGTAACGCGCATTCTGGCGCGCGACCTGTCAGTAAATCTTGACCATGGCGATATCGTCAAGGGGATCTTCGTGCAGGCTGACTCAGCGTATGCGCGCTACGACAACAACCAGTCATGGCCGACCGCACCAACCAACGACCCATACTTCCGCACCTACACAGGAACCTACAGCCGCAACGGTGCTGGGCTTGCAAGCCGCAGCGGTCCTCTGCCGCATGAGGTATTCAGCGCCCCTAAGATCATCGCGAAGTCTGATCGTGGCGCGACGATTGGATCACTCGCTCGCGCCACGATGGTCACGCGCGGCAAGCCAGTACGCAGCGTGTCATTCACTGTTGCCGGTGCAAACCTCAGCCAGACCTCTGCGCCAGACTGGAGCTACGGCTACAGCCAGGGCTATGCGCTGACCGCGCCTGCAACCTACACGCTCGTCAAGGCGTGGCTGCCAGGTCAGTATGTCAAGGTCAATGCGCCAACCCTGAACTGCTCGAACGAGATCCTCTACATTCCATCTGTGACGATGCGCTTCGCTGAAGGTGGCGGCACCTACCAAGTCCAGTATGAGATTCAGACAGACTTCCGTCGTCAGTATCTGAAGGGGCTACGCGGCCTCGTGCAAGGAGAGTAAGCATGGGCAAGTACGGCACAAACCTAGAAGGCTTCGGCGGCTTTGAGGGCGGCGTAAACGCCGACAAGGGCGCGCCGCTCGTCAGCACATCGAGCGACGGCGAGAGCGCTCTGCTCTTTGGTCCAGCTGCACTCAGGGAGATTCAGACTCTCGTGGCAAACGGAGACTTCGCCATTCCTCCTGACGCTGCTGGAGATAACATCACCGACGCGAACCCACTGCCGTACTGGACTGTTACGACGAGTGGTAGCACTTGCAGCGCTGCGATGGTCGCCGACAGTGATGCCGCCTCTGGTCAAGTCCTACAGATCACCGTCGGTGCTGGTAGCGGAGGGTCTTTGACCCTGACTCGGTTCATTCCAATCCCAGGCACTCGCGGTCAGACATTCTGTGTCTCTCCAATCTTAACGATGGGCAGCGCCTCCAATGCCAGCGACGCTGAGTTGTTTGCAACCGGTCGTCAAGTCAATGCGGCAGGCGGATTCGTTGGCTCGACCGTCGCGCTTCCTACCTATCAGTTCAACTCGTACACCGGAGTCGTTGAGAATCTGTTGCCTGATGTTGACCAGTTTACGACTTGGGTAGATACGGCCGTTCAGCCAAGTGCAGCGTTCTACAAGATCAGCATTACCTTCCAGAACTCTGGAACGACGGCGGCACCAAGAACCATCAAGGTGTTCGATGTACGGCTTCTGCTCGGCAGTTCTGACCTGACCATTGCTGAGTCAACCACGCCTGGAACCTATGGGCCTGCATACATCCGCCAAGAGGCTGGCGTTCTCAACATCACTGCTGACACAGCGGCAGATTCTCTCAATGGTCTTGCAGTCACCACTAATGGAATCACGGTCACCGGCAGCATCAATGCCACTGGCAACATCACTGCGGACTCAAATGTCTTTGGAGACGCGGTGTTCTTTCAGTCAGGATTTGTCACCAGTCCGTACATCGCCACCATTGATTCAACCAACGGACGGATGGTCGCTGTTGGCAATACACAAGGGACACACGGAGCCGACCTTGCCGCTAGAGGAGCAACCTCAACAACGCGTTCAGGAGTAATCATCACAAAGGGCGTTGCAGGGCAACCAACAACAAATCTGAACGGAACAGGTACGACCGACGCATTCTCTGACGCATTGCGCAACGGAGGCATCGCAGTTGATACCACCAACAACCGTGGCTACTTCTACAGCAGCGGTTGGAAGTTTGCGGCTCTGACCACGCCATCCGACTCACGCCTGAAGGAAGAGATCACCGCGATCA